GCATATGGGTCTATTGTAGGAGGTGAATTCGGGGAAATTATAGTTTTCAACTCGTCTTTGAGTGCCAGTGACATATCCAAGCTTTATTCTGCACGCTGAGCGCCTAATAGCTCGGGTACCATTTACTCGTTCCAAAGTCCCAGGTCATATGAACGGTTCTGAACACGACCGCAGTACTCGCAAGTGCTATGTTTCCTGCAGTCGTAGTAGTCCACAGACCAGTCGGGATTAACATAATCGTCCCCCCGGTCGAAACCGGCCACGGGGCTGTTATGGTTGCGATGGCCGTCGTCCCAGACACGAAACTCACCAGTGATGTGGGGGCTATCGTCGTGGCGGATGCGATGGTCGGGGCGACGTTCCCCGTGGCCACTAAATTTGAAATCAAATTCTGAGTAGTCAGGGCGTTCGAGACCACGACATTTCCAGTCACGCGTAAAGTTGTCGCGCCCAGCGATCCACGCATTTCAGCAGTGACGAGGTTTGACGTACTGGCCACGTTCAGGGTTGTTGAATTTATAAAAGGAATTGTGAGCGTGTCGAAGTTGAAGACTGTGTTGGATGCGTTTGACGTGATACCGGCAGTCACCAGATTTGTTGTGGTTATGGAATTTGCAACGTAAATGTTGTTCAGGAGGACCAATGAATTTAGGTTTGAAATTTGAAAGACGTTCAGGGTTCCCACATTTGCACTGGTCGCAAAGAGGTTCGTGGTCAAGGAATTTAGGTTTGAAATTTGAAAGACGTTCAGGGTTCCCACATTTGCACTGGTCGCAAAGAGGTTCGTGGTCAAGGAATTTAGGTTTGAAATTTGAAAGACGTTCAGGGTTCCCACATTTGCACTGGTCGCAAAGAGGTTCGTGGTCAATGAATTTAGGTTTGAAATTTGAAAGACGTTCAGGGTTCCCACATTTGCACTGGTCGCAAAGAGGTTCGTGGTCAAGGAATTTAGGTTTGAAATTTGAAAGACGTTCAGGGTCCCTACGTTCGCCGTGGGGGTCACCAACGAATTTAAGTTTGAAATTCCAAGGACGTCTATGGACTGTACATTCAGGGTCGTGATGTTACCGACCTGTGAATTTATGTATGGAATTGTGAAGGTGTCGAAGAAGAAGGTGGTGTTGTCCACGTTGGAGGTCATGGCCCCAGTGACTCTCAGGGTTCCGGACGCCGTCACGTTGGTCGTCGTGACCGAGTTGGCCACGTACAGGTTGGTCAGGCTTGCGGGTCCTGAGAGATTCGCGGCATTCAGACTGGAAAGTCCAGACCCGTTCGAATTTATGTTTGAAATTGTGGCCGTACCGAGGACGTAGAGGTTGGACCCGACCGGGGGTGCTGACAGGGTCCCGATCGACACGCCGTTCTGGTACGCCACGTTACCTGCGACGGTCGTCCATTGGGAAGACGTGATTGCCACGTTTGCCGCCGCGGAAACCCGACCGTACTGATCGACCGTCACCTGTGACACGTTGGCTGCGGATCCCCATGTCCCTTGGGCGCTGGAGAAGGTGGGCAAATTTGTGGACAAAATTCGATTCTGAAAATAGACGTTGGTCGTGGTGACCGAATTGGCCACGTACAGATTCGTGAGGCTCACGGGCCCGACTATGTTCCCCGCGACCGTCAGAGTCCCTGTGAATGTTCCATTCGAAGCGTAAATATCACCGGTCGTACTGAGGACGTTCGAGGCGATTGTTACGTTCGCGGGTGGGCACGAGGCCACACACCGTGGTCCTCCGTTTGCGATCGAGTCGCACATTCTAATTTTTACACAGATTTAAGTAGGCTTGCGCGCTGGGCCCGCCCCCTCTGCATCGACATGATGACCAAGAGGCCCGCGACCGCCACAAAGGCTATGATCCACGTGCGATTCTTCTCACCCGAGTAATCCCACTCGACCGGGGCTGGAAGTCCCATGGGTCTCTCTGGTTTCAGGTCCTCCACGACCGTTTCGAATCTCAAAAGGAACATGGTTCGGCCGAGGCTTGCCGCCGCATCGTAGTAAGGCACTCCATTGTTCGGCTGGCGCCACGTGATGGTCAAGCGGTCAAGAGTGTCTATTGCGTAAGGGTACTTTGTTGCGATGCGGTAATTTTGATTGTAAAATTCGTGCGTTCCAGAAACCTTGATGGGCAAGACGGCAAACGAGCCGTTGAACGAGTTGCTCGTGACGGTCAAAACGTTCGAGCGGGTCGAGCGGGTCAGTGCATCGGCCGTCTGGTGCTGAGGCGACCTGAGTTCGAGGATGTCGAGACAGATGAACTGGGACGCGTTCAGACTCGGCAGCATCGCCGATACGAGCTCGGCCCTGGTGATGTTGTGGATCGGCGTCGCCAAGTGCAACGTGAAAGAGTTTGAATTAGGGTATAGGGTCTGATTTCTGTTGTTGGAATCTACGTAGACCACGTATTCCATACTTAGTAAGTCCGCAGGACTTATTTTGGCAAAATCTACGCCTGTGCCTCGGTCCAAAATAGGTTAACAGAGTAGGAGTCAATGGCGGGGAAATTCGGAGGAACGCTGGCCCGGACGAGGAGGGTGTCTGGACCGTCGGGAAACATCTGATTCCCGCCGATGGTTCCGTTACAAACCTCCTTGAGGGACTCAAGATCGAGGGCGTTCTGCGAGTTGTTGCTGATGGTTGAGAAGATGCGCTCGCCAGAGCCGGCGATGTAACTTCCGGTGAACGTCGTCGCCACCTGAGCGAAGCTCGGCTGGGACCCGTTCGCAGCCGAGCTGATGTCTACCCATGATGATGGAATGAGACCCGACGGGTTCAGGATACCTGCCACGATGAGACTGCCGCTCGAGCCGACGGATGCCGTTTGCGCACCTCCAAACACGGCAAGGCGCTGGAGCAAAAGCTGCGCACGGTTGAGCAGGTCGCGAGTTCCTATATCACCGACTATACCGTTCGATACAGATGGGGAAAGACGCAACATGAATAAATTGATGGTGGCTCCGGATGCCAAAACCGGAGAAGACGAGTTCGCCGAGTTGACCTGATAGTTGAAGAAATATCCACGATCCTCGTCGAAATTGCCGTCTATGAGCAAGGCGGACCCCCAGTGAGTGAGACTGGGGGAGCACGTGCAGCTGATCAGGAAGACTGTTGCTCCTGCGGCGTGAGCCTGGTTTGCTACCGTACCACTTCCAGTGAATGAAGCGTCCGCGATGTTGTAGGAGATTGTGGTCTTGCGGGTGACACCCGTGAGTGACGTGGATGTCTTGGCGGTGTACGAGAAGAGCTCTTGGTCGATGAGGACGGTGCCGAACTCTGGCCAGTAGGTTGTCGGATCGTTAAGATTGATCGTCGTCAAAGTACTTGTCCCTATTGCCGAAACCAGGGTGGAAACAGCCGCCGTGCTTTCGTTGGTAATTTCGTAGCGAACAGGCAAATTTCCTGTTCTCATATAGGCTTCATCGTTGACGTTATTGTTACGAAACCGATGGACGTAAACCCAGTTTCCGTCACTTCCACGAATCATAAAATCAACAAAACCTGCGCCATACCACGTGTACTGAAGTCCAATCATTTGCATCTTTGCGAGATCGACTGCATACCCGCTCGCACCTCTTCCATCGACCGTGTCCCGGTTGAACTGGGACTGGGGTACACGAAGTTCAATAACCTTGCACGCCGTGACGCCGAGTGGGATGTCTGCCGATCCTCTGTAGGGTGGGTTGACCGTCATTGTGGTGTCGTTCGTGATGCTGGTCACCTGATGGGTCATTCCTCGAATGGTAATCTTGTCGTTCACTTTGAGTTGGCTAGTGAATCGAGTCGAGGTTCCCGTAACGACCTGAGAATTGGCGGGAGTCGCTCCGACTGCCGCGACCATAGTCACCGAGCCCGTGAGCTGGAAGGTGCACGAGCGCTTCACGACCCATAGAGTCTGACCGTCGTACTCCCAGAACAGACCATTCTGGTCATCGAAGCACCCAGCTCGCACAGACGACCCATGCCAGTTGGACACGATAAACCGAGGCTGTTCCCCGAGAATGGCCGTCGATGCCGTAATTGTGTTTGTGGTGGTCACGGTCAGCACAGTGTCACTGGTAACCGAGGCAATTGTGTAGATTCCGTTGTACCCGGCAGAAGTGACTCCACGGATCTGGATCCTAGCGCCTGGCTGGGGGTTTCCGTGTGGAATCGCGCTTGTGACCGTAATAACGCCTCCCGAGTGCGTAAGACTGAAAATATCGTTATTAGGACAGAAGAGGGTCCCTGAAGACCAGAGAAGGCCCTTTCCAGACTGGTACCGAAACACCTTCTTCGACTGGCGCGCCACCATGGCACCGTGCGTCGGAATGTTAGGGCTCAGAATGACGCCACCATCGAAAGGACGGTGAAGAACGTATGAATATGGCTGCACATAAATAACGCCACCTGCCGGTGTCCCGGACGCACCAGATGTCGTATAGGTGAATGTGGTCGCAGAAGGAACAGACGCGATGAGATAGTTTCCGTTGATTGCAGTTCCAGACCAGCCAAAGACGGCAATGGGGGTAGCCACAAGCAAGCCGTGTGCGTTGGTAGTCGTGATGGTGATGACGGTTGAGGATGTACGCGTCATCGCTGGAGCGGGAATTCTGGCAAACCCGTTGTTGTAGACGCTTCCACGACGAATAAAACTAGAAGAGGTTGAGATTGTTCCGGATGCGATCGTTCCGATCTTTGAGATATAGGTGAACCTTGCAGGACTCGCCTGTGTCACTGCATTCACAACAAATAAACCTTCTGCGCGATTTGCCGTGTTAGTCGCGTTCGCCAGACCGTTCACGTTCACGACGCTTCCTACATTAGGAACGACCGCCGCGTAAAAAGTAATGGCTGTCGAAATAGCAATTGTTGGGACGATCTGGCTGGGGTAGACGACGGTGATGCTCGTCGTTCCTGTTACGACACTTACGACCGCCAGACCTGTAATACCTGCTATGATGACGCACTGCCCGACGGCAACTGACGTGTAGGAGGTGAGGTTCAGAACAGCCGAAGTGGTTGCAGCGCCCGTTGTCGTGTATGCAACAGAAAGGGTGGTGGCCGCAGCCGAGGTAATTGTGGTCGTGACGGTTATGGTGGCGGGTGTGCCTCCATTCGACGCGATGGCGGCGCTCGTCGCCAGAGGAACATCAGTTCCCGGAATTTCAAAAAATGAGGGAGTCTTGCGAAAATCCGAATAGGTTTGCCACTTGGTTGCCTGAATACCGTACTCAAAGTCGGCATCGATGAGAGAAACTCCGAGAGACACGCGTTGGCGTTCGATAGCGTCTGTCCCGAAATCATAAGGACGGGTCTGGGTGATGCCCTGGTAGGGGCTTCCCTGTGTCCCGTTGATGTTCATTGCTACTATTAAATGCATAGTATTTATTTTGAGAGCCTCACGTGTCGCTCTCAATTTCCAGAGTGAAAGACCAATCGAGACCGTTGTTATTTAGGATGTTCCCGAACCTGTCCAGGACCACAATCTGAAGGCGATCCATCCTGTTGCTCCGATCCGTCACGAGCACCTTCTGATCCCAACTCTGCCCCTGACTGTACTGGGTGATACTACCAGACCCTCCAATGATTGGCACCTTGTATGTAATCTGCTGACCGTCCAGGGATGACGTTCCGAGATTTTGGATCCAAATTGAGATATACGTATCAAAGTTGATAATATAACTGTTTGTACCCGTTATCGTCGCACCCACCTGACCGTCCGTGAACCCCAAGAAGTAACCGAGGGTCAGAGGGGCGACATTCATAGTGGCCGTTCCCGAATTTGAAACAAAATTCACTTTATTGGTCGTGCTCGTGTTGCTAAATACACCGACCGCATTCGTAACCACGCCGTTGAGGGTATTGACGAGAGACGTCATATTGTAGTTTCCAGGAGGTAATGTGTATATGATAGAATTTACATTCATGGTGTTGTAGGGCGCCCGGACGTTATAGAACCCAACGGGGATCTGAGCATCCTTGAGGGCGGCAGAGCGAACAGCCCTGTGGCGATTGCCTAGAATGGCAGTCACCTGGAAAGGATTCCCGTTCAATTTGGAAATGGAAGCCTGTCCGACCTGTCCAGATACCGTAGTGACCGTCCCCGAGGAGGCCGTATCAACGTGAATCTGGTAAGTATTCATTTCTATTAATGCGTGAGAGTTTTTTCGCCGCTTCACTTCTCCAGCAGCGAACCACCGATGCCGTCGGCGATCGCAAAGTCGCGCATCTGGTCGTGGATGAACGCCTGGTCACCGCACAGGCCACCTGGGGTCATGCCCGAAGACAGGTACGAGGACTTCTCTGAGGGGCCCGGGGTGCACTCCAGAGACGGCGTGATGGAGAACAGGCTCGCGGGCTGGGCCTGGACGGACGGCCCGGGCTTGGTCACGAGCGGGGCCGGCTCCCACGCGTAGCGGCTCTTCTGGCTCTGAACCAGCATGACCAGGATGGTCACGAGCAGACCGATGATGAGGGCATTGGTGACAATCTTTCCAACCTTAATCGCCATTTGATTTTTACTGATATTATTTTTCAACCAGGCCCCGTAGGGGCCTTGTTGAATCCGACAAAAAGTTCCTGTCGAAAGTCGGCCCTTCGGCCCGACTTTCACCAATTTCGCGTTAAAGCCAAGAGGTTCCTTTCTACAAAGGTCTTATAATGGATATCTCCATAGATGCGAGTGGTGGCGGTACCTCCATGAACCTGAACGATGACGAGTCGCGCCTGATGGACGAGATCTCGTTCCAGGTTCCGAGCAAAAAGACGGTTCCCCTGCGGGCCAAGCCGAGCCGGCCGAGCCCGTTCGCCAAGAAGGTCGCCGGTC